AAGCAACAGCAGTAGCACTATCACTAGACATATTATCTTCATCTTTAAAAGCTGTACCACTTATTCCTGTGTTTAAAATAGGAGAGGTTAATGTTTTATTTGTTAAAGTTTCTGATCCTGCAAGAGTCGTAAAATCATTATCACTTAATGCTGTGTTAAACTGTGCTGTAGTACCTGTGAGAGTATTGTTAGCCAGGTTAATAGTTTTACCAGTTATAGTTGCTGTTCCACCATCAACATAAGCCTTAACTGATTGCTGTGAAGGAGGAAGAACTGCTGAATTACTAGCCATGTTATCTTCATCAACAACAGGGATAGCAGGATTAACATAAGTTGAACCTACAAATACTGATACAGTTGAGTCAGAGGCATTTATTGTTCCACTATCAAAAGTAAAAGTAACAGTAGTATTAGGCGAGGAGTAAGATGAGGTTGCAATCTTTCCATAGATTGTTCCTGTGTTAGTACCTGTAATTTTTATTCTACGCCCTACATGGTAGCTAGAAGATACATCAGCATTAATAGTTACGCTTGTAGATGAGGCTCTAGTGTAAGTAACTGTTGATGTTCCTGAACCTAGTAAAAACCATTCTTTGTCATTAGCAAAATCACGAACATCTTTTAACTCTTGTCTAATAGCGTTATTAACATCTGATGGACTCATGCCCTCAGAAATATTTACACCATTGATAGCTGTATTTTGTGATGCTGTGGTTTTATAATTTGATACTGTCATTTCTTATTCCCTTTGTCTTTATTGCCTGTCATAGCTGTAGCAAATTCTATTACAAATTCTTGTAGTGCAGGATCTTCACCTGCAAATATAGTTGATGCTTTTCCTAAATGTTTTATTAATCCGTCAGCACCTTTGTTATTAGCAATTTTAGTTCCTTCAGCTAACCATTTTATAATTTTAGGTGAAGTCATTACTTTAGCACCACCTGTTAAAAATATTCCTGTTTGAAATACAGGCCATAAACCACCTAAACTTCCACCCACAAATGCAGATGCGTAAGATAATTGACCTATGATACTATCACTTGTTCCTGATGGATTTTGAAATGCTTTACCTTTAATTCTAATTTGTTCAGAAATTTTTGCTATATAATCTAAATCTGTTCTAAGGCCTTTATATTTAGCACTAGCAAATAAAAAGTCTTTTGCTGAAGAATCAATTTTATTCCAATTAGTTAAAAAAGTTTCACTATTAAATAAATCTGAATAATCAGCACTATCAAGATCTAAGGCTTTACCACCTTTAGTTCTACCCAGTTTTTGTATTACTCTATTTTGTATAATAGAAAATTCATCTGGTGTTAAAGATTTTTTAATAGTACGAATATAAGTTGAACCTTCTGTACTTTGATTTAATAAATAATTAAATATTTTATCATCATCAACTTTATTAACTTTAGATAAAATATCATCAATTCTTTTTATTCCTGCTTTATAATATTTATCTGCTCGTAAAAATTCTTTGTAAGCAGTTCCACCAATTTCTTTATAAATAAGTTTTAAATCTTTTGAAATTGCTCCGTATAATTGTTTGTAATCTCCTACAGAAGCATCATCAATCAAACTTTTGTTTGTTAATTTTTTTCCTATTAGTGATCTATAATTTCTTAATTCTTCAAATGTAAGTAATCCTCTTTTTGCTTTGTCAGTTATTTCTTCTTGCAAACTTGTCAAAGTTTTTGATTGCAATACACTAGGTTTAACTTTTAAAACTTCTTCTGATAATTCACCAATCATTTCTTTTGTGTATAATCCTGGATTATCTTTAACCATTTTAGCAGTTATTTTTTTGTAAACATTAGCACCTGATGGAGTTGCTATTTCATCTAATTTAGAAATAAAATTACTTGCACTTGCACTAAAATCTGAACCTGCTGATTTAGATGCACTTTCAAAAGCCTTATTATATAATTTACCTGATGTTGTTTTAAAACCTTTTGTAGCGTTTTGTATGCCATCTTTAACAAGAGAACCTGCTGTAATATTTGTTACATAATAATTTTGATTCATCATTTTATTAGCTGTTTCGGTAAGATTATTAGCCATATCCTTTTGTATTCTTTCACCTGCACTAACTACAGTTTCTTTAACAACAGGTATATTACCTAAAATATATTCTACATCTTTGAAAACACTTGCCATAATAGGATTGCCTGAAACCATACTTAAAGAAGCAGGTTGAACATTGGCTTTGTAAAATATATCTAAATTTTCTTTTGTTTTTTGTGCTGATTTTTTTGTAAAACCAGAGAAAGGTGATTTTAAAAGTTTAAGTAAAAAAGGTGAAGCAAACTCTGATCCTGCCCCTACTGTAAAATCAAATACTTTTTCCATAGCATATTCTTTTGGTTCTCTTACAATTTCACCACCAACAGATTGAAAAATTCTATCTCCTACTTCTCCACCAACTACTTCACCACCACCTGCACCTAGTATTCCACCTACTACTCTACCTTTTGAACCAAATGGTGATCCTGCTTGTTGTCCTTTGTATGCACCATACATATTAGTAGCCATGTTTATTAATGGGCCACCTGCATATTGAAATATATCGCCTACATCAAAGCCAGGAGGATTAAATACTGTTGCTCCATTATCACTAGGAATAGCAAAGTTACCTTTATCCATAGGTACTGCACCATCATACATAGTTGATACTGTAGCTTCAGAAGATTTATAGTTTGGTGATAAACCAATTTTAAATCGGTCATAGTAACTAGCACCTTTTGTATCATCAATTTTATAATCTTTTATTTGATCTATAGTAAATCCTGAGTCAGCAATATACTTGTCTATAACTGTTTCATCTGCACCAGTATTGTAAAGTTCTTTTACTCTAATTTTTGTTTCTAAAATATCAGCCATTAACTATTCAATCCATATTTATCGCCTAAATTAAATTGTGGTAAGCCATCATTAGCTTTATATTGTTCTATTACTTCTTTAGAATAACCTGCTAAAGTTGATTTTATTTTTGCATTTAAAATTCTTTCAAATCTGTTTAAGGCGTTCATTAGATCTTTGTCAGTTTTAAATACACCTGCACTAAATTCTTGTTTTAATCTTTCAAGTTCAGGTACAGTTACAGCTACACCACTTCTATCTTTTAATGTTGTATTAAATAATGTTGCAAAAGCTGATCGTGTATCTACACCTTTTTGTGTTAGCATACTATCAGGTAGTAAACTTGTTTGACCAAAACCTGCTACATTTCCACCTTGCGTTAATTTTTTAACTTCATTTAATACTGCAAGTGTTTCTGTGTAATTTTGTGAGTCCATAGCTTCAGATAAATCTAAAACTTTTTTATCAAATTCTATTTTTTTAATATTATCAGAACCTAATGTTGGTGAAGGTATTTCTTCAGTAGATTGATCTGTAGATACATTATCTTTAACCTTATCAGGAAAATATGACGCTAGTAATTCTTCAAATCTATTAACAACAATACCATCATCATTTACATAACTTACATCTTTGCCAATACTTTGACTTAATAATTTAGCTTCACCTTCATTTAAAACTATACCAAATTTATCTAATGCTACTTTTTGAAATCCTTGCCATCTTTTAAATGTTTCTTCATCTTTTTTATCGTCTATTTTTGTAACTTTAGGAAAAACTAATAATCCATTATCTACATATCTCCATTGACCATTAACATCTTGTTTAGTTTCTCTTTTATCTTCTGCTTTTGTAACATCAGGAAAAACAGGTTCGGAAGTATCTAAATAACGTAAAACTCCATTTATATCTTTTTGAGTTTTTCTTTCTTTTTCATCTTCTTTTTTCTCTACATCAAAAACTCGTTCACCTATGTTTGGCCCTTCAGTATAACGAAGTTCATTATTAACATCTTTAGCAGTAGCATATTTTTTTGTTACTTTGTCAGTTGGAAATACTTTTTCTCCAGTATCAGTATAGCGTAATACACCATCAATATCTTTACCTGTTTCTCTTTTATCTTTTGGTGCTTCATCATCTGCGAATACTTTAGATCCATCATCTATATAACGAAGAACACCTTTAATATCTTTTTCCGTTTTTCTATCTTTATCTTCAACATTTTTTTCTACATCAGGAAAAACAAGATCTCCTTGATTTGGTCCTTCAGTATATCGTAATTGATCGTTTATATCTTTAGCAGTATTATATGTTACTTGTTTCTTTTTATCACCTTTAAATACTTGCTCACCAGTATCTACAAATCTAAGAACTCCAAAAGAATCTGTTGCTGTTTTTCTATCTTTATCCTGAACATTTTTTTCAACACCTTCAAATACTTGAGTACCATCATCAACATATCTAAGTACGCCATTTATATCTGTTGCTGTTTTTCTGTCTTTTGCAGGTAATTCTACATTAGGTAAAACTCTTTCCCCTGTATCAGTATAATATAAAAATCCATCTGCACCTTTTGATGTAGGTCTATTTGGTGTTTGTAAAGTTTTAGAAAGATTAGCTAATGTACCTAATTCAGATAGTTCATTAGCATTTCGTTGAGATTGTTTTAGATCTGCTTCTTGAACAGATTGACCTAAAGCTGAACCAAAATTAGAAGGCATAGTTGTATAGCCTGATCTTGCTAATAAACCTGAACCTATATCTCCTGCATAATCACTTGTTAAAAAATTTAATAATCCACCTTTTTTTGGTTGCGTGTTAAATCTTTTATTAATACCTGTAGCAAGAGCATTATTAATTAATTGCTGTGCATTGTAAACACTATTACTAGCCATATTACGCAAACCCTCCTAGTAGTCCACCACCGATTGCACCCAACATTGGATTTATACCTGGAACCATTCCTGCAATTTTTGCTCCTGTCATAGCACCACCAAGTAAACCTGCTCCTGTATTTCTAAAGACAGGTTGTGTTTGTGCTGTAGTCATAGGAACATTTGCACCTATTGAACCAAGATATTGATTTAATTTTAAATAAGGTTTTTGTTGTTCGTAATCATATCTAGCTATTGCATCTTGTAGTTTAGCTTGTTCTAATGATTCTTTTTCTGCTCCTACTTGTTGTAATCTAGCAATATCATTATAATCCATTTCACCAAGTTGAGGTGCTGTCATCATGGTATTAGCCTGTATGCCTCTTTCACGATTATATTGATCGCCATAAACTTGATTAGCTAGTTGACCTAATTCTTGCGTTAATATTTCTTGATTAGCACCTGAACCAAATCTACCTGCTTTTGTAAATTGTGAATTAACACTTGATGTTACATCACCTGCCATTTGATCGTATAAGGCTTTGGAGTAAGGATTAGTTGAGGGGTTAAGGTAGTTTCCTGCTAATATATTTGAGGCTTGTGTTTGAGATTGATTTAATAAAGGATTACCTGCTGTTGCTCTTGCTGTTGCAAGGTTTAAAGCTGTTGATGTTTCAGGAGCAAAATCAGTATAGGTTGCATTAGGAAAATAATTAGGCGTACCTCCTTCGTACAAACCTTTTGCTGAATCTATTGCTTGTTGAAAATAGGGTGCAATAAATTCTGATGGTTCTGCTGATGTTGTAGTTGTTACATTTGTTGGGTTACTACCTTTGCTCATAATAATTCCTTACTAAATAAATATACTTTTTGCTCATATCCTTTTAATTTCTTGCTCCAACCTTTGCGACCTGCAACTTCTACAGCGTCACAATTATTGTGTTTAGCAAATTGTTCTATTGTTTGTTGAATTGGCTCTAACCAATTATCCATGTTGCTACCTCCTGCTAGGAAATAACGACAAATCTTTTTTTGAGGATACTGTACTACCTCTGTAATAACAGCACTCTCTACTTTCTTTTCCCAACTAATAAAAAGTTGAAAAGAGTTTTTTACTAACCCATCTAAAATATCTCTAGCTGAATAAGTATCGTCTAAAGCCTTTTTTATAAGAGGCTCAACTTCATTCCAAATTAAATGTAAATCTTCTTTGGGTACTTGCGTAATCACCCTACAACCACATACCCAAATGTTTGATCTGTATTACCAGAACTTGCATGAGTTAATGTTGCTGTTTTGTCTGCTCTTGCAGATACATACAAACTTGATTTTGTAGAGTTAGCATTTGCAGTAGTTGGCATAAACAAAATTACTGAGTTACCACCAATTCTTTCATCTGTAAGTGTTGTTGTTGTTTGACTTGCTCGTAATGTTACTGAGCCTGTACTATTTAATTTACCATTAATAGTATTGTTCAAAGCATTAGATACTAATTGTAAATGTAAACCATGATCTGGTATTGATATAGGTACGACAGGAAACTGATTTTCAGCCATTATCTTTTGCCTTCAGGTCTTGCCTCTATATCTACGCCACTCATTGTTTTAAAGTTGCCTGTTACTGATACTCGTATTCGGTGGTATCGTGAGTTAGATCGTATTGGACAATCTCCACTATCTTGTGTTGCAACTGCTGTTCCTACAGAAATGTTATCTAATTGTGATGCTCTTGTAATAGGTGTTACTGTAACAGTAGCACTATCTTCTTCACTATCTACAATCGGTCTAACATTAATGATAGATGATCTTCTACCCTCTGCTCCTTCAAACTCTGTAGTATCAACTGTAGCTGACAGGGAAGTAGCAATAAACTTTCCAAATTTATTTTCTGAATTAAATCCTGCTAAACCAACAATCCCTTCTCCATAAAAATAAGAGTCTAATGATTTAGGTAAATTATCTAAGTTACCTAATACATCTAAACTTTCTACTGTAGTAAAGGCTTCTTGTGAAGCTGTAGAAATAAATTGTAAATCTAATCCTGATCCTGTTGACCATTTATCTACACTATAATTATAAATAATTAATTTATTATTTATGGTAGTAGTAGATGTTGCATCTGATCCTCTGTAAGACCAAACAACAATACTATTGTTAGGATCTATTGCACTACATATACCATCTAAATTAGAAGATAGATCGTCATAAAAAAAATTATCAACTTTACCATTACCTATTGGTACAAGTTTTTGACCACCAGATAACATATAAAATCCATCTTGGGCCAAGAAGAAAATCATACTACCAAAAGATACTATGCTCTTGTCACAAAATGCCCCTATATTGTCTGAAATTTTATCAAACCTAAAAATTAATGGCGTTCCAACATATGACATACGATAAATTGCTTTTTCAAAAAATATTATTCCTGAATTTTCTCCACCTACTATGCCGACAAGATTTCCATGTTCACCAACTATATCTTGAAAACCAGATTGTGTAGCTTGGCTTGGAGTCCATGTTGAACTGTCATTTAGTCCTGACCACTTTACTCGTTGGTTGTATTCTGTACCTGACTCTGTAGTATAACCAGAAACAACAAAGTTATTTATTACTGTAATGTATTTTGCTTTTAAAGAAACTAGATCTGAAAATGCTGAGTCTGTACCTTGATCAAATTTTTGAATATTATCTGCATGGTTAGTAGCAATAATATTTGTGCCAAACTGTGTAAAGTTCCAAAAATCTCTAGCATTAGATGTTGTACTATTATTGTACCCACCTGCTTTAGATTTATCTATAAAAACTTGTGAACTATTCATTTGATACAATTTTGTTGCATCACCTCCATAGTTAGTTACACCACTTGCTTGAAAAGAAGAAAATAAACCTACTGCACTACCTGTTAAACCTGTGCTACTAAGAGCCTGAAATCCTGGTAATGATTTGTACCCTTCTTTGAGAGGTATAACATTATCTACTTTTAAAGCACCTGAATTTTGATAAGCAGGAAGATCAGATTGTAATTGTCCGAACTTAATCATTTATACTATTCCTGTTGCTGACATCTGCATTGGAGAAGATGTTATTGATCCTTTTTGTGAAGATAAGTTTGCGTTTTTTAAGGCTTCTTTATATAAACTTGCCCATGTGTTTAATCGTTCATCTTGCATTAAGAAAGGAGAAGATTCTGCTAATGCACCATAAAGATATAACTCAGGGTAATTAGTTAATATTGTATTTGTTGTATTTGATTCTGATAAAGGTGTTAATGTTTTATAAAAATCTATTTGTAATGTTTTTGCTGAATCAGGAGCAACACCTAATAAAATCTTTTCACCTACAATGGTAAAAAAAGTTGGTAGTCCTGATGTTTGTGTAACATTGTATTGTCTGTAAAAATCACCATTAGCCATAAAGCGTAATGTTCTATAAGGATCACTTTGATAAATAACTGCACTTGCTTCTAAAAAACCACTAGGCAAAGAATAGGATTGTGTACCTGCAACTGTTGTTGTGGTAGTATCTGTATTGACCATTTCTCTTACACGCAATTCTCTATTCATTCTGCTTTCTGTAAGCGTAATAAAATCACCCAAGTATGATGTAAGATCTGTCCTGTTAAGATAATTTGCTATTGTTGTTTTTAACAATGCGTAAGTTGTAAGAGCCATTATAAATTCCCTGTGTAAATCCTAAAGTGTCTGTTATCAGGATCATTAAGCCATCTAAAAAATTTAGGCTTATCTAAAACTTTTCCTGTTAATGAAATTATTTTTTTCTTTGCTAATTGATGAACAACAATGTTTGGTAATCTAGCTACTCTATAACCTTTAGCTTCTTTTAAAACTTTAGATTTATAAGCACCTTCATTTTGTGCAACTTTATTAGCTTGTAGTATTTCTTTTATGTCTGCTTGTGCTTGATAATTTTCTATATGAATTTTATTTTCTGCTTCATCTACAATTAAATTAGTTTTAACTGATGATTGATCGCCAGGTTCATTTAAAGAAAATTTCTTGGCCATTTATTTTATTGCTTTCATAATCATTTGATCTATTGTTCCTTTGACAGATAATCCTTGATTGCCACTTATTTTAAGCATTGGATCGTATTTTCTATCTCCACCTGAAGTTTGTTTAGATTGTTTTTTACCACTACCTGATGTTATCATTGGATAACAAGTAATAGAATCAGCAACCCTTTTATACAAACTTGAACTATGTTTTTTATTTGTAAAAACACCCATTTTATTCTCCTGTTAAAATTAAAAAGGAGGGGATAATTCCCCTCCTAATTCTTAGACTACAAATAATTATGCAGTTAAGTTAAATATTCCGTAGTTAGCGTTTGGTGACTTTGCTGTTAAAGTCCATTCAGCTAATAGTAATTTTTTATCACTATCACCTGTTTTTGCTAAATCAGAAGTTTGGAAAGGTCTAAGGAAGTCTACACTCCACATATCCATTTGCAAAATATCTACTCTGTTAGCATTTTGGAATCTATCAGGTACAAAAGCCACTTCGCCAAAATCAGAAACATAAATATCAGTCGTTCCGATTGATACTTTGTCTGACGCATCTTTGTACTTAGTTGCTACACCATTAAAAGCTGAAGCTAGTTGTTTGTGTGATGCTGACATTAAAACAGTATCAGGCTCTCCACCATTATTAAATGCTACTAAAAGACCTGCTTTTAATAAATCTTCGGTGTAAGTTCTGTTTGTACCACCTGCTATTGCAGTAGCACCAGTACCTACAGGAACAGCCGAAGGTGATCCATTTTTAGAATAGTTATTAGTTGGTGAAGCAGGGCCATACCATGTACCTACTGAAGCAGATTTTCTAGCTGTAGATGAGTTACCTGCAACTTTTGCCTGTTCAATACCAACCATAGCGTTTTCCATATCACGCTTGATCTCTTTACCCATTTTGGCTAATTGATAAGCCATTTGAGTACCCATACCTGCATTATCAACAGCATCATCAGTACCAGAAATAGTTACTGATTTAGATGAAATTTGCGTATAGTTAGTTAGTCTTGTAGTTGCACTTCTTGATTCACCTGCATAGTCATCACCTTCAACTTGGGCATTTACGCCTACTGAAGCTAATGAATCTGTTTGCCATTCATGAAGTGTGTTTGATGCTGTACCTTTTGATGCGTTGCTCATAAAAGGAGTTTCAGTTGGTGAAATATTATAGATTACATCAGCTAAATCTTCTCTTATAGAATTAACGCCATCATAAGTATCAAAAGTATTTGTTGGCTGTGCCATATACTTATCTCCTATTAGTTAATTGTTAAGAATACATTTCTTTGAAAATGCTTACTGCGTCTTGGACTTTTCCACTTTTTCTCAGAACTGCTTTTTTAGAGTTAATACGTTTTTTAACATCACTTGTTTCCTCAACAACTTTAGGACTAGATGAACTTACAACTTTTGGAGTTCTAGTAACTTTCTTATTTTTTGCGTTAGCTGTTTTTAACCTATTATAACGATAGGCATTAGCTAACATAAGAACTGCTCTATGATCTACTAACATTGAGATTTCTTGGTCTGTATATCCAATATCTTTTGCGAAATTGGTAAGGTTCTTTACGAACTCAGGCCCTTTTTCTTTGTCGCTGTAAATAGGTAGTTTTTCAGCAAGAAGTTTTCTTTCTCTTTCCAAATAAGCATTATAATTTCTTTCATGCTCTTTTTGTTTTTCAGATCTAATTTTTTCTTGCTCTCGTCTAGTAACTTCTAAAAATTCTTTCCTACGATCTTGTTCGGCTTTTGCCCTAACATATTCAGCAGGATCTTCTTCATAGAGTCTATCTAGATCTACATTTTGTTCACTAGCTTTTAATTGTTGCGATAATACTTGAAGTTGTTTCTCGTATTGATCTCTCTTGATTTTTGCCTCCTCGTTATTCCTTGTTAATGAATTTTTAAGTTCATCAACTGATTTTCTATTATTAGAAAGTTCATTGGTTTTACGAGTATAATCTTGCTGACGAAAATACCCATCTTTAAGTTCATCTAGGCTGACTTCTAATTCTTGATCTCCGACCTTAATTTTATAAAGTTCCTGATTACTATTTAAAGTGTTATCTTCTTCAACTTGATCTATAAGTTCATCATCTTCAAAGGTGTCAATGTTGTTCGTTTCCGATTCACTTACTTCCTTTGTTGTTTCTTCACTTGCTGTTTCCTGATTCTTAGAGGCGTCTGTATTAAGTAAGTTTTTCAGGGCGTCAGCTACCTCTCCTTGTGTGTTTAGAGGCTTGGGCGTTGGTACAACAGTTTCCTGTGAAGGATTATCTGTTGCAGATTCCATTTCTGGTTGTTCTGCCATATGTATCTCCTATTATTTTTTTGTTGCTAATTTTCCTGTTTCTAAAACAGATTGCAACTGCATCACAACAACTTCTGTCATTCTTCTCATGAGGAAGATATGTTCTCGTTGTTCTGAATCTTTTAGGTCAGAGTTTAGCCATTGTAATTCTAAATCCTGACGAATTTTTTGTATTGCTTCAACAAACATTGGATCTTCTAATATTCGTTTAGCTTTAATTGATCGTTCTTGTTCTTTTTCCACTATCTACCTTTATAGAATCCACCAAGAGATTTAGAAAAACCACTTCCTGTACTTGCAGTTGATTTTTTCTGTCCAGTTGTAGAATCCATATTGGATAAATTTCTAGCTATATTTTTTGCTATTGCAGATCCATAAGCTGACTCATCTCTTTTTCCATCATTTTGCACCATGTAATTACTATCATCAGATGTTTGAGTACCTTGTCCACCTTGATTAATTGGAGCAGTTCCTTGACCTACACTTCCAAGTAATTCACCCATTGTAGCACCTTGATTACTACCTCTAACAATTTCATCTTGAACTCTGTTTAAATAATTTTGATCGCTAAATTTAGTAAATTGATTTCCATTTTGATAACCAAAAGCAAAAGGATTTGCATTTTTATAAAAATCAGATTGTGTTTGTCCTAATATAGTTGCCATCGCATCATTATATTTTTTTTCTCGTCTTGCATTTCCACCAAATATAGCATCAAATATACCAATCAAACCTATAGGGGGTTTTTCTTTAAATTCAAAAATTTCATTACCATCAGCATCAAATCCAACAGAATATTTATCTAATTGTATATTTGCTCCAAAAGGATTGTCTGATGATCTTCTCATTTTATCATATTCTTTCTCACTAAAGGTTCTTGTATCTGTTTCTTCTCTATCACTATCTTCTTGTGCAGGTTCAGAAAAGCCAACAAAACGACAAGCCTTTAATACTTCATCATAAATATAACCTTCAGGACAATTAGGTATGCCTTCATCATCAGTTACAGGAGGTGTGTAACTATCTACAGGGTATTTATCTGTATCATTAGCGTAGAAACCTTCAGGGGAATAAGGATTACGAAAAACATTGTTTGCGTTCATGTCAGCAGGTGTCATAGGTGTATCTGCTGTAATGTTTTCACCTAAATAATTATTAATTAATTTAGTTGCATCAGTTCCTTGAAAGAAAGGTACAAAATTACTGGCCATTTAATTCCTCATCAACCATAGCTGTATCTATAATTTTAGTTGCTAATTTTTCTTTTTCTAATTCTCTACCTTGTTCTTGTCTAATAATATCAGTAGCTAATTTTTGTTGATCTAAATTCATTTTTTCTGTTTTATACACTTCATCTGATTGTTGTTTTCTTGCTTTAAGTTGTAATTCAGCTTGATCTTTTTGTTGTAATCGTTGTAATTCTTGCTGTGCTAACATTAAAGCAGGATCAGGCTGTTGAGGTTTAGGAGGTTGGGGTGGAGTGTTAGCAGGGTTATTAAAAAATTGACTTGCGTCTTTGTAACCTGCGTTTTCCAAATACTTTTCTAATGTGTTGTAAATCTTTTGTGGATCTACAATACCCATACCACCTGTGCTAATAAGTTTTTCTTGCACACCTAATACTCTTGTTAGAACTTCTAATCGTTGATCTTGTGAACCACTACCAAGTCCTACTTGTACTGTTGCATTGTACCTATCAACCCATTCTCTAGGATTCATATTAACGAACTTACCTCTAAGTTGTATTATACGACCTTGATCTTGGTGTTTACAAACTAAAGTAAGTAAACCTTGAAACATTCTTTTTACACCTTCAGAAAAATTTCTAGCAATTAATTCTATACGCTGTGTAGAAGCGTTCATCATCACATTTGTAGTTGTTGCTGTTTGATGTGATTTATTTATTTGGTCTGCATCTAAACCCATTTGTACTTTTGTGACGCCAGATCGTTGCTCTTTAATAGAATCAATTTTATCTATCATCGCAAGACCTTCTTGCATAAAGTTTGGTGTAGCCATAGGAGTAACTGCTCCAGGCGATTTAACTCTCACTATTCCACCTGCTCTTGATGTTAATAGATCATCTATGTTTGCTTGACCATCTACAACAACTGTACGAGAATTATTTTGCATATAAGCATTAGTTAATATTTGTCTTAGAAGTGTAGTTTTTATTTCTTGAACATCACCAATTAAATCATACATGGAAAGACCATAAAATTTATGTGGCATCGGAACTGGTGTTACCATTGCAAAAGGTATTTGCTCTATTTCTTCGTTTTCTAAAATATGATATGCGTTAGCACCACTACCACCCACCACTACATGACGAAGTTCTGCAATCCCATCATTATCGTAATCACATTTCATATAACAATCTACAACTTGTACTACTGTTAATGCAGGATCTATGTTTTGATATTCTTGTGACATTTCAGAATCATCATAGTTCTTTCTGGTTTCTGCCTCGTTATTGTAAATAAATTCGTCAGCAGGAGGAAGTTCATTGATAATTTTTTTATCAAAACCCATGTTAATTAGTTCAGATCTTGTTTTAAAAACTCTCTGACCAATAAAATTGCAATCGTCTAAACTTGTTGCTGTAGAAGTTACTAAAATACTTTCTGGTGGTACATTTTCTATAACCACCCTTCCATAATCTTTTACTCTTTTAACTTTAACATTATATGTCATTGTGTTGTAATCCATATTATCAACATCAACTTCTTTATTACCATCTTCTACTTCAATAATTTCTACTTCTGCATCAGCTAATAGTGATTGGTATTCTGGTTCCGTTAAATTTTCGTAAGATTCTTTTTTTTGCTCTTTAGATGTTTTCCAATAGTATTTAACAAAGCCATTTTTAGAAATAAGAGCATCTTTAAACAAAGTATGCAGTATAGAATAGCCATTATTATCAACATTAAAAATATGATTAATATAATCACCAGATTGTTCAGCGTATTCCACATCTTCAGGCCCATTAGGGGAAAAACGAACAATACTTTCTCCTTGCGTAAATATACGCATCATACTTGGTAGTATTGCTTCCACTACTTCCAACATATCTTGCGATCTCACTTGGCTTTGACCTTCTACTTCATTACCAAGAGGCTCTCCTAAATAATATTTAAGAGCATTTCTGCGTTGTTCGGTTAGACTACTTCCATAAAACCCTACTGAGTTTGTAATCTCCTGTGAGATTAAAGAGAGTAATCGTTGTTTTGTTAATTTCATCTATACTAATCCTAATTTTGGGTATTTAATTTCTGTATTCCAGTTTTTTGTTTCTTGTAAACCTGTGCAGAGATACCTAAAAGCATCTGCACTATGCGAAGTCCAGTTATGATCTGGTCTATTTTTCGTTACACCTCTATCATCTACTGCCCATCGGTACTGTCTAAGAGCATCTAGGCCCTCTTTTGTCTTATCAAAGTCAAAATAACATCTACTAAGCGTCATACGAACAGCATTAATGCCATCTTCTACACTCATTTTAGGAACGATGCTTGTCACCAACCCTAAAGATTGTGCTATTTCTACTCTTGATTTTCCTGTACCAATTTCTCGTACATTAGCATCATGAGGTAAGTAGTGTGTATTATAGACATAGCCTCTATCATCTAATATGTTGGCATAATATTCTAGTGACTCACCACTATCTTCAAAGTAATCTATTAAATGTATGGCTGTTCCTTTTTGTTGAACAAACCAAATAGCAGTTTTATCTTTCATACCTAGATCCCAAAAGGTATCAACTTTTACAGTTGGATCATAAGGTACTTTTGTTATTCTATCTTCATCATCAGCTTTATTTAAACCTAAAGCGTAAATACTGCCGATAGCATTACTTTCAAAAGAACATTCATACTCTGCCTCATATATTTCAGGAGGCATCATTTTTTTTGCTTCTGCTAATTCTTCTTCTTTGACAACTTT